AGTCAATAAAGCGAGGGATTGATGATAAATCTTGTGTTACTTTTGCGTACCACATATCACTTAATACTCGTCGTCGTCGTAGTCTTCATCAACTTCCACATCGATATAATCTAATAATGCCTTTTTGATATCATCATTCGTTGTTATGTCGGCAATTTTTTCACCATCAATTCCATTCTCAATCAATAATGCCACAAAATCATCTGCAGCATCTTTGATGTCAACGATATGTTCTTGTAGTACTTCCCATATTTCTAATTGTAATTCAAGACTCACTTTCTAACTCCTCTGATAAATCTTTTTCAACTTCCATTGCTTCGATGTTTTCAGTTGTTGGTTTAGCATCGATATCATCATAGATTGCCTCATCTTCCGCACTGATGTCTGCCATCAATGTGTCTAATGCACCATCCGTATTCTTTTCCCATGCTTTTCGGAACATAAGAATTTCTTCACCTTCTTCTGCACCTTTAGGTAGATACTTTAAACGGTTACCTTGCTTGGTAAGTAAACCTTGTTTCTCTGCTAAGTCTGTCAATCCACTGTACGGGTTCATTCCTGTTTCGTATGGAATTTTAACTTGTACTGCTTCGAATGGCTTAGCATAACGTGTTTTCATTACCTTACACGCCGCTCTAATACCTTTAACATCGGTCACTTTGTTGCCATCTGCATCTTCTTTTAGTTTAAGTTTACGCATAGCAACTACAATAGATGAAGCGTAAATAAAGCCTTGTCCGCCACTAATCTTATCATCTGGGTCAAACATATCCTGCGATGCGTATGTGTGGTTTGTAGCAATGATTCCTACGTTATAAGCACCAATCATATTAACTGTATTGCGCACAAGTGATGTTAATGCCTTTGGTTTACGTCCTAAGTCACCTTTCATGTCACCTGCTTCAAACTGTTTAACATCAGTTGGTGTTAATAACATCCCAAGTGAATCAATTACAAATAGTACCTTTGGTCTATCTTCTTCTGCCATTGCTTTGTAATCAATCATAAACGTACTAATTGTTTTAGCAACATCGTCAATCATACATAAACTAAGTTTTAATAACTTAGCAGGGTCTGTATCTACACCAAGTGCCTGTAACCATGCTTCGTCCAAAGCATTCTCGGAATCAATCAGTACAACAAAGATATCTTGTTCCTGTGCGTTTTTAATGATATTTCCCGAAGCAAAGTACGACTTACCAGCACCAGATTCCCCAGCAAATACAGTAACTTTGCCTAACGGAATTCCTTTATTAAAGTCCCCTGATACTAAGTAGTTCAATGCATAATTTCCGGTTGAAATCCAATCAGTTGGGTCATTGAATCCAATTGACAACCCATCAATTGATTTTGTTATACTCTTTCTAAATTTACTTACGTCAAATGGTTTTCCCATAATAAATCCTTTTTAAATTAAAAAAGGCAGTATATAAAAATACTGCCTTCATTGGTTGTTGATTGATTATGCGTTTTGTCTTGCTCTAATCTGTGCCAAAATATCTTCTGGTTTGGTGCTACTCACATCCGCCCCAGATACATCTGCAGTTTTAACTTCTGATGTTGGTTCTTGGAATGGCGAATCACCCATTGTAGATACATCTGCAATCGGAGTTACAATCGGTGCATTACCAGAAGGTTTATCAACGCCCCATGGACGGTAATAGTTACCCCATTTCTCTACGTCGTACTGCTGACCATCAACACTTGCTTCGAACATTTCGTGAATAATTTTCAATTCAACTTCGTTTGGTTTTGGTGGTAGCCACGAACTTAAATCATTTAGACCAAATGTCTCAATTGCTTGTACTTCTTCTGCAGATAATACTGTTTCTTTACGTGACCAAGTGCTTGTACTGTAATCTGCATATCCGCCCTTACTTGTCTTAGTAACACGGAAATCTAAACCATTAGTGTAATCTGTTGGTAAATCTTCCATTTCAGGGTCCATTAAACTAGCCTTAATGATAGTAAAGATTTGCGGACTAATCATAAACTTACGAATTGGATTTTCCGGCACATTATCTTCTCCAATTGGGTCTTGATGTACTAATCCTTGGAATACGTACGTACGTTTCTTCCAATATTTACGACCCATATCTTCCATTGACTTATCCTTAAACCACGGACGTACTTCCGCTAATATTGGACATACTTCATTGTCACCGTACATTTCCATACACGGAACTTGCACAATTACATCTTTTGCGTCACGGTCCTTGATGCCAGGGAACGGCAATTTAATCATTGCTCGCTCTACCCAAAAGAATGGATTTTCTTCGTTTGCGTCTGGTAAGAAACGTAAGATTGCCTGTGAACCTTCGTTAATTTTCCAATGAGGGTATGTTAACCCACCTGATTGATTGTTGTTTGCTGGTTTGTGTTCTTGTGCCTCTAAACGGGCACGGATATCTGCTAATGAAGCCATATTCTTTCTCCTGTGTAATTACCTTTTCGTGTTAACCTAAATCAACATTCCCTTCATGGTTATGTTGGATATACCTATGTATATGTTCGGTTCTATTTATGATTTATGTTTACTTTCGTATTTTTAAATCAGTTGTTATTATATATAGTATTTTATTACACAGACCGCACAAATAACCAAAATAATGATTTCGGCTAAATTAAAATAATATAATATAATATGTCGTTTACTAGATGCTTAAACTTGTGTGTGAACCTTCAATGTCAGTAATAATATTCTTCATATCAGAACCCATCTCATTAATTTCTAACCCGTAATCCTTCATCCAATTGACAATAGCAAATCTTGCATCTGCTTCTGGGTCATCTCTTGCTAAATCAGCGAGATTATCAAATAATTCATCGTCACCAATAATGTCATAAAGAACTTCGGTTGCATTCGTAGCATCGACTCCAACTAGGAGTTCTTTACTTAGTATTTCTTTCAATCTATCCAATGCTTCAGGAGAATCTGGTAGCGCCCACGTTCCTTCTGTAATATTATTTGCCCAACTTTCAAACATTGTCAATTCTCGCATGGTACTATTCTCCACTTTTAATGATTCGTTTGTTTCTGTTTTAGATTCGTTTGTTTCTGTTTTACGTGCACGGTATTCTGAAATTAGATTAGCAAGTACAGGCAATACGTCATTGACCCTATCATCTGATGCTCCTTCTGGCACTAGTAGATTTCGTACTTTCTCAATTATCTGCTCATCTTCGTTAATAGTAGATGGTGACCAAGATTCTATATACTTCTTGTAACCACGTACACCACTCATTAATTTAATGTTCTTTTTTAGTCTCTTATTATGATGTTGGCATGTTTCTATTATCTTACTAGATGCTGTGCCCTCATTGATTGATTTAACACGCAGGAAACTTCCCAAAGTGTTTATGTTATTGATTGTCTCTGTAATGTGCACACCAAATACATCATATGGGGTATTACCTTCCGAAACATGTCTTGCCATTGCTCTTGCGCCAGCAATACTCTTAAATGGTAACTTAAACCGCTCACCATCTCCATTTTCGATGAATATTGAATTAATATTACGAAAGCGTTGGTCTCCCTCAGCAATTTTTTTACTATGTCGGATGATTAATTTGGTTTTGTTATTTTGTGGATTGTAACTAGACTTACTGGTTCCATTCCATCCCTCGTATAACCCTTCTTTAATGGTTGAAAGACCTTGCATCGTATGTTTTAACTTATTAATGTTCTTAAGTGAGAAACTCATCATATTACGCTTAGCGAACATACGTAATTGGTACAATAAGTCGTACCATGTATTTTTGGCATCCCGTTCCAACCCACGCCCGATATTATCACCAAAGAAAATCTCAAAATTCTTTTCATCATCCAACAATATGACAACAGTACCGTAATTTATAGTGTTACTAACAAAATCGAAACTGAAAATGTCTGCATCTGTTATATCAGTGATAGATTTACCATTAGAATCAAGTGTTTTGACATCAAAGTCTTTGCTTAATAATAAATTGAATAGTTTTTGTGATGGGTTTTCTTGCATAATAGTATAGTGTGATGTTTTATGTATTTATTTAAAAAAGTATAAATGGCATAGGTTCTATCACTGAGTCGTTGTAGTCTTTTATATTATTACTTAACTCAGGGTGGTAGTTTTGCAGTGTTTGTAACATTCTAATAATCAACACCGTCGACATTACTAAGTCATCGGTTCCACCTGGTTTAGCGGCGTAACTAGTGCCATGTGCTACAAATCCTTTAAGTTCTGATACTAATGCAGAACTGTTTACAGTAAGTTTGCCTGTTTCGATTAGTGTTTTCATCTTAGCACACGCAGTTAACTTACTCTTGTTTGTTGTTGTGAATCCTTTTCTGAAACGTCTTCCAACTCCTGCTTTCTTGGTTTCACTTAACATCATGCCTGGAAACTGCTCTTCACCAAACTCTTCTAAACTTATCAACGAGGCTTCGCCGATTGTATTGTTCTCTAACGTGTAGTAAATACTCTGTGGGTCATCTATTTCATCGTTAATGTACGTAATGATTTCGTGCATTATTCTTATTTGCTGTGGAATAGTAGACTTATTATGTCTCCACTCCGCTATTTGAGTAATGCTACCTGCTTCAAATACTTGAATGGCGGCAGGGTCGCCACCTGTTCCTAAACTAGGGTCAAGTGCAATACAGTACATCTTACCAGGCTCTGGTTTTTTGTACCAACGTACTTGTCCGTGCTTAAACAACGGCGCAACACCTTCTAAATCAAATAACTTAGTAGCGTTAATTAATGTCTCATCATTGATGATGAATTCGCAATTTGAAACTAACACATCATTTGCATAAAATCTGTTAACATCCTCTACTTCAATTAAATCATACACATTGTCGGATGCTTTTTCTATAATGTTTATTAATTTTTTATCACCGTTTGTTGTAAGTACAGTGTCGCCTACCCGAATGTTTTTTGATTCTAACTTTGTATTATTGTTAATGAAAATTTTATGGTCATACGTGCATTCTACCCATATACCATCTTCAAATTCTAAACGCAGTCCTGGTTTATTACCCATTAATGAAACACCAGCAAAATCCTTGAAGCCATCCGATGTTAATACTTTATATTTTTTATTGTTTACTGTTAGTTCTTTGTGCAAATCTCCTATTGTTTTGGTAATTATTTCACCGTTTTGTGTTTGTAATGTTAATAAATTATTACTGTACAAACAAAGGTGTTCTCGACGGAATCGTTCGTCTCCGATGCGACCGCGTTCTTCGTCTGCCCACTTCTCATCACGCTCAGGATGTTCTTTCCATATTGCTTT